CCAGAAGGTAACTTTAGTTCAACGGTAAGTTTAACATCAGTAGAGTTTGGTAAATTATCAGCTCAAGGTAGAGTACAGTATTTAATTAACAAAAATAAATAAAAGATTATGGCAGATTCAATCAATGGGGCATATGTAGGCGAAGAGGCTGCAGGTTTCATATCAGCATCACTTTTAAGTGGTGAAACATTATCAAAAGGGAATGTAACTATACTTCCTAACGTAAGTTATAGCGTAAACTTAAAGAAGTTCGATTTATCAGCTTCTTCTGTAGTAGATGCAACTTGTGATTTCACAGACGCAGGTGATGTAACTTATGATGACAAAGCTTTAACTCCTAAGAATCTTGGGTTGAACAAGCAACTTTGTAAGAAAGAATGGCTTTCTACTTTTGCAGGTTCTCAAATGAGAGTTGGAATTGACGGTACTTTACCTTCAAACTTCCAAGAGTACATTATCAGTCAAGCAGGTGCAGTAGTTGGTCAGGAAATGGAGAAATCTATCTGGCAAGGTGCAGCAGCTACAACTGGAGAGTTTAATGGTTTTCAAGCTTTATGTTTAGCAGATGCAGCAGTTGTAGATGTTACTGCAACAACTTTATCAGCAGCAAACATCATTGCTGAATTAGGTAAAGTTCGTGATGCAATTTTAGACGCTAACTACGGTCAAGAAGATTTAGGTATCTACATCGGTACTGCTGCAATGAAATTTTACATTTCTGCACAAGCTGCTTTAGGTTACCAAGACAACTTCCACGTAGGAGTTTCAGAAGCTAACTTTGAAGGTACTAAGTTAATTCTTGCACCCGGAATGTCAGCTAACAAGATGATTGCTGCACGTAGATCAAACCTATTCTTTGCAACTGACCTTGTAACAGATATGGCTGAAGTTCGTGTATTAGACATGACTCCAACTGATGGTTCTGATAACGTACGTTTAGTGATGAAGTGGAATGCAGGTGTAGGATTTGCAAACGGTTCAGACATCGTTTATTACAACGCATAATAATAACAATACAGAGGGGGTTTAAACGCTCCCTCTTATTTAAACATAAAGAAATATGGCTTGTTTAGTAGCAAACGGTAGAGCTTTGGAATGTCGAGAGAGTATCGGTGGTATAAGAAACATTTACTTTGTGAACAACAATGTGATGGGTGCTTATACGATTGATGTAGATGGGGAATTAGATGACTTAGGGGCTGTTAGTTCAGCGTACAAGTACGAATTAAACCCTCAATCTTCAGACTTTGACGAAGCGATTACAGTTTCAGAAGAAAACGGAACGGTATTTTATGAGCAAACTATCAATTTAGCTTTGCCTAATTTATCAAAAGATGCATTAAAGAACTTGAAATTACTTGCACAAGGTAGATTTCAGATTTTCGTAGAAGATAACAACATCAATGAGGCTACAGGCTTCGGTGATTTGTATCTTGCAGGTGCTTATAATGGAATGACTGTTACAGGTGGTAACATTGGACGTGGTAAAGCGTTTGGAGATATGAGTGGTTATAACATTGCATTGGTAGGTAGAGAGCAAAGAGCTGCTTTATCAGTAGTACCTAGTGCAGTTGTAGCAGATACAATCTTCGGAGGACTTACGACTACAGGAAACAGACCAACAATAGTTACTTCGTAAAAATAAAGTATAATTTAATATCAAAGCCTTCCCTAATCGGAGGGCTTTTTTTAGTTAAAATAAAAACAAAACGCTTATTTTTAGATTATTATAAAAGACACACATTATGCCAACGAATTTAATAGTAAGACAAGGAACAACAGGAGTAGTAGTTACTCCTAGCGATGCCGTAGATATAACTGGATCAACAGCCAATACTCCAGCAACATTATTTGTAGGAACTGCGGGAGATATTGAAGTTATCACGTTAGGAGGCTCTACATTAGTTCTTAAAAATATTCCTGCAGGTTCTTTCTTACCTATACAGGTGACAAGAGTTAAGGCAACACTTACAACTGCATCGGACATAGTAGCTATATTTTAAGGTATGATTAATATCATACAGAATACGATTGGTGCTTCACAGAAAGCTTCGGGAGTTGCTTCAATTTTACCTATAGCATACAACGTGCTTATTACAGGTGACTTTATTGAGGGCGTAACCCTAGCAGGTTCGTATCAATATACTGACCCTAATAGTGTACCTCAAGGCGTTACTACATTTAAGTGGTATCGTGCTGCAGATTCAATCGGTACAGGGAAAACGGTAGTAAGTACAACGCAATCATACACAGTCTTAGGTTCAGATGAAGGTGATTATATATCTTTTGAGGTAACTCCAAAGAATACAAACGGTGATGTTGGTACACCAAGAGCTACTACTTACGCAGAAGTTCCAATCCCTTTACCTTTAGCAAACAGCGTTTCTTATGGCTCTGTATTATTCCAAGGAGAAACACTTACAGGTGCTTATACTTATGTAGAGAATGGAAGCGCCCCTGAAGGTACTACAACGTTTAAGTGGTACACAGCAACAGATTCAAGTGGTACAGGTAAAGTAGCAATAGTTGGAGCTACATCACAGACTTATATATTACAAGCAACTGACAAAGATAACTTTATTTCATTCGAGGTGACACCTGTTACCAATACGGGCGTTTCTGGTGCTTCTGTTCAGACTGCTTATCAAACGGCTATTGGAGGCTTACCAGTTGCTACTAATGTAGTTTATACAGGAGTAGTTCAAGTTGGAGAGATTCAAACAGGTTCATACGATTATAGCGGTGCTCCTGAAGGTAGTTCTGGTAAATATTGGTATAGATATAATTCAGTAGGCGGTGGTTCGGCTACTTACTTAGGTAGTGGTTCTACATATACAATCATTGCAGCTGATGAGGGTAATACAATTAAATTCAGAGTAATTCCTAAATCAGTATCAGGCGTAGCTGGAACAAATGTATACTCACCAACTAGAGGGGTTGTAGCTCCTTCTGCCTTCACAGGCTTACTAGACACTTACTCAGGTGCAGCAGTAGGTTATTCGCTTAGACAATTAAGTTCTACTTATAGCGGTAATTGCATTAAAGTTAGACGAGCTTCGGATAGTACTGAGTTAGATATTGGATTTGTAAATAACGTATTAGACACTGCAAGTTTAGCCACGTTCTGTTCAGGAACTGATGGGTTTGTTTCTGTTTGGTACGACCAAAGTGGTAATGCTAAACCGATGTTTAATACCTCGGCATCAAGGCAGCCAAAGATTGTGACTAGTGGTTCGATATTGTTGGAAAACGGAAAACCTATATTAACGTCTGATGGCTCTACTAGTGGAATGACTTCTGATTATATAGCAGATTCTGGAGTTTCGGCAAAAGGCTTGTTTATTGTAACTAAAAGGAATTCAAGTACAAACCAATGTATTTTAGGTTCTTATTCTGATGGAAATAATATAAATTACATATTAGATAGTGGTTCAACAAGTACATCAGTAAATCTAAATGTAGCCGTTACATCTCAGAAACTTAATGGTAGCTCGTGGGTATATACTAATAGGGGTGGTGTTTACACCGACTTAAGTGTTCAGTCAATAATATCGGCTAACGCTGTATATAGTTTTGGAGTTGATACTACTGATGCATTAAGTTTAGGATATAGATATACATCTCCTGTTAATTTTGAAATGACTAACATGCAAGAGCTTGTTATATTTGAAAACCAAACAGACCAAGCAGCAAAAGAAACGGCGATTAATTCATTTTACAACGCTTACTAATGTACTATACAGGAACTAAAATAGAGTGCGAGAACTACAACAAGAAGGTAACGCTAAGCGAGGGTTATAGTGGCTCAACTACTAGATGGGCTGACGTGGTTACGCATAAAGATGGCAATAGATTCGCTATAATTAAGCACGAGAATTATACAGCGAATATGGATTTGATAGTATTAACGGACGATTGGTTTGAAACGACATGATTAAGATAGATAAACTTAGAAGCACGTATCTTATAACGCTAACGGAGAACGGAGAGATTAAACTTCAAACTCAGAGAGATGATTACAAGGTAGCTAAAACCTACGCTAAGGAATTAGGCAAGAAAAATAAAGTTAAAGTTAAGGATAATGTTAAAGTTAGCAACATCACAGAGTAATACAGTTTACTTATCATTAGAAGAAAATTCCTCTAATGCATTTGATAACTACTATTTACTTGTATTTACTAATCTACAGACACGAGTTAGTGAAGCGAAAGTGGTAACTAAGGGCGATGTGAATGCAAGGTCGGTGGCTTTAACTTTCAATGTAAACACAGGAGCAGAACCTAAATATACAATGCAAGAGAACAGCTTCTTTTCTTACGATGTATATGAACAAACTAGTTCAAGCAATACAGACATTGCAGATTCAAGCGTGTTAGGATTAAGAGAAACAGGGAAAGCTTGGGTAAACGGAACGAGTGAAGTGGTTTACGTTAAACAAGCAGAAGCAAACAATACTAATTCAGTATATTTAAAAGTATGAGTTTCAAGGTTATAAATTTCGCATCTATAAACACCCCGAAAGCGGTGGAAAGTCCTGCAAAGGATTGGGTTGCATATGGTGAAGATAACGATTACTTCACTTATCTCATTGATAGGTGTAATGGTTCAGCTGTTTCTAATGCTATTATCTCAAGTGTAAGCGACCAAATCTACGGAGAGGGCTTATCTGCTACGAATAGCAATACGAAGCCGTTAGACTTCGCTAAAATGCGCACCATATTTAAGGGTGAAGATTTAAGAAGGGTATCTGGTGACTTGAAAAAGTTAGGAATGGGCGCTTTTAATGTGATTTGGAACAAGGGAAAGACGCAAATTCTACGATCAAAACACATACCAATGCAGAACCTACGACCTGAGAAGGCTACGGATGGGGAAATCAAGGCTTGGTATTATTCTGACAACTGGAGCGAGTACAGAAAAGCTAGGTATTCGCCTAAAAGAATAGAAACCTTTACAGGTGCTAAGGGTGAAGACTCTCAAATACTAGTAATTGCTCCTTATTCAGCAGGGTTCTTTTACTTCAGTCCTGTTGATTATGTGGGTGCTTTAGCTTGGTCAGAGATAGACGAAGAGATAGCTAACTATCATAAAACTAATATACAGAACGGCTTCGCTCCTACGATGTTAGTTAATTTTAATCAAGGTATTCCAGTAGAAGAAGAACAAGATAAAATTGAACGAGCGATTGAGTCTAAGTTAATAGGTACAGGTGGGAAGAAATGGCTTACATCATGGAACGATGATCAATCTACTGCTACAACAATCGAAACAATACCTATTTCAGAAGCTTCAGAGCAGTACAAGTTTCTATCTGAAGAAGCTACACAAAAGATTCTTATAGGTCATAAGGTTACAAGTCCTATGCTTTTCGGTATTAAGGATTCAGCAGGGTTAGGTAATAACGCAGACGAGATTAAAACGGCTTCACAGTTGTTTGATAACAAAGTAATTCGTCCTAAGCAGAATATGATAATAGAAGCCGTTGATAGCGTTCTTGCTGTTAATGGTATTATATTGGATTTATTCTTCAAAACTCTCGAACCTATTGAGTTTGTAGAAACTGAAGGTTTAAGCGTAGAAGAAGCAGAAAAGGAAACAGGCGTTAAGATGTGTGAGAACTTTTCAAAGGAGGAAGAAAAAGAGGATTTTAAGATAGCTGCTGAGCTTATCGGAATGGGTGAGGAGTTGAGCAGCGAAGATTGGGAATTAATATCTGAAGAAGATGCTGAGGAACATGAAGAACTAGAAGCCTTTGAATTTGCTAGTACAGGAACAGCAAGACCTAATTCCAAAAGTGAGCAAGATAAGACCATAAACGGTTTTATGTATAAGGTTCGTTATTCTTATGCACCATTACAAACAAGTTCTAATAGTAGAGAGTTCTGTCGTAAGATGGTGAGTGCTGATAAGCTTTACAGAAAGGAAGATTTAATTTCAATGGGTAAAGTTAATGTTCACGGAACTCCAAGCAATAAAAAAGGTTGGGGAGAAGGTGGTAAAAAAACCTATTCTATTTGGAAGTATAAAGGTGGTGGAGCTTGTCATCATAAATGGAAAAGAAAGACTTTCAAGAGTACTATTAAAGTAGATGTTAAAAGTCCTTTAGCACCAACGATAAGCACAAACAAATCGGACAAAGAAGGCTATAGAATACGCAACGACAAAGATGTAGCAATGAAGCCTATCGATATGATTAATAAAGGATTTATAAAGAAAAGATAATGGCAGCACTATTTTGCAACGAAGATAAATTAAAGAGTTCTACAGCAATCAATTACAACGTAGATACTGCATTCTTGTTACCTTTTTTAAAGATAGCACAAGACAAGAATATGCAGGTAATATTGGGAACTGACTTATACAGAAAGTTAGAAGCTGATATTGTTGCTGGAACTATTACAGGGAACTACAAGGTGTTAATAGATGACTACGTGCAGGATAGTATTATTCATTATGCATTAGTTGAAGCTTTGCCTTTCCTTTCCTTCCAGATCAAGAACGGTTCTGTTACACAAAAGAATAGCGAGAATGGAACGGCTGCTAACAAGAGCGACATCAACTGGTTGATACAGAAAGAACGTGATACAGCAGAGTTCTACGGTCAAAGGATAGTTGATTATCTATGTGAGAACTCAAGCTTGTTTCCTGAGTACTCAAGTAATTCAGGCGCAGATATGAGTCCGATTTCTAATGCTTACAATACAGGTTTAAGAATATGATGTACAAGCCAAAGAAGAAGAACATAAAAAAGCTATTAATATATTTAAGAAGTGTAAATGTATAAAGATTTAATTGAAACAAATTTAGTAAATACAGCAGCTATCGGAATAAGCTTCGCAGATATTAACGGACTTCTAACGGCTATCGTATTGATTACGGCAGCAATATATAACATCAAGAAGATAGAGAATGAGCAGAAGGATTAAGCACTTTGAACCAAGCGAGTTCACCTGTAACGGAGTAGAATGTTATAACCTAATGAGCGACAAATTGCTTGAAGGTTTAGAGGTTGCTCGATGCCTTGCAGAAATTCCCTTTCATATCAATTCCTCTTGGAGAGATAGCAACGTAAATCAAATGGCAGGGGGAAAACCTAATTCTGCTCATTTAAGGGGTAACGCTGTAGATATAGCTTGTGCTAATAGTTACGATAGACATATCATTTTAAACGCTTGTATAGATGCAGGATTTACTCGTATCGGTATAGGCAGCACGTTTATCCATATAGATGTAGATCAAGAGCTACCTAACAATGTAATTTGGACATACTAATATGACAGGCTTCGAGATAGGGATAGGATTTTACACAGGTATCTTAGCGGGTATTTGGACAGATAAGTTTGGGGACGGATACAAAACTTGTATATACCTTCCATTTATTTTCATTGAATTTAACACGTATTATGAATAACTTTATTTTAGAGAATTGGATTGCACTTTTGATAGGTGCTTTAGCTTTTGTCAAGATTGTAGTAAATTTGACTCCAACAGAAAAGGATAACAAGATATTCGGTTACATTGATGACCTTGTAAACTTCTTTATTAAGGACAATAAGAAATGAATCCTTTATGGGCGAAAGGCATCTTAACGGTTATACCTGAGATGTTCAAAGACGTAAAAGGAAAGTGGAGCAGTAAGAGAACTGTGAGCGGTGTTTTAGCAATCGCTGCGGTAACTCAAATAGATGCTACTGGTATCACTTGGCAAACACTTGTATTGGCTACTATCGCAATAATACCTTTATGTTTTAGCGTATTCGAGAAAAAGTAGTATATTTGTCAAAACAAAACATAAGTTATGTCAAAGAAGAGCAACAGATTTCGATTAAAAGATGCTGAAATTGATTTAATAAAACAGCACAGAGCAAACACCCTAGACAATCTTAACGGAAATTCATCACTTGACATACATCTCATTGAGAGAGGAATAGACAAGAAAGATGTTGTGTCTGTTAAACATTGGCAAAATATGGGAGGAGAGCTTCGGTTCTCCATAGTTACCAAAGATGGGCAAGGTGGATTTGATGAAGCGGGTATCTTTGAAAGGTTAAACACTTTTATCGAAGGACACGCTCCAAGTTATCCAAAAGCACCTAAAAACGACAACGGTACACACCTGCTAGTTATCAACCCTGCAGATATTCACATCGGTAAGTATGCCAATGCAGAAGAAACAGGCGAGGAATACAATACAGACTTAGCAGTTGCTAGAGTTATAGAAGGAGTTCAAGGATTGATTGATAAGGCGAAAGGCTTTGAAGTTGAAAAGATACTTTTCTGTATTGGTAACGATATTTTACATATAGACAATGTTTACGGATCGACCACTAAAGGTACTTTTCAAGACTGCGATGGGAAATGGTGGGAACACTTTGAAATAGCTTTACAATTATACGTTAAATGTGTGGAGATGTTAAGAGAGATTGCTCCTGTTGATTGTGTACACTCAATGAGTAACCACGATTATCAGTCTGGCTTTCATTTAGCTCATGCATTAAAGGCTTGGTTTAGATTAGCAGACGATGTAAATGTAGATGCAGGAGTAAGTCATCGTAAATACTACACATTCGGAGCGAATTTAATAGGTTTAGAACATGGTGACGGTGCTAAGATGGACAATCTTCCGATGTTAATGGCACACGAGAAGCCTCAAGAGTGGGCAGAAACTAAATATCGTTATTGGTATCTTCACCATTTGCACCATAAAGTGAAATATAAATGGAGAGATGCTAAAGATTTCATCGGTGTTACAGTTGAATATCTTAGAAGTCCTAGTTCAGCCGATTCATGGCACTCACGAAAGGGGTTTACTGGAAGCCCTAAAGCAGTTGAAGCTTTTATTCATTCCAAGACGCAAGGTCAAGTCGCAAGACTCACACATTTCTTTTAGTTAAGTATCAAAGGGTTACAGAAATGTAGCTCTTTTTTTATGCTTTGCAGCTTACTTATTATACTATTTATTAGTACATCTCAAAAAGAAGTATTATCTTTGTAGGGAACTAAAAAACTAAAACTATGAGATACGTTATCTATAACACAGACGCAGACGAAGGTCAAGAATACATCGGTATTGATATATCAAGAACAGATGACATTGACAACGCTGAACACTTTGAAACTTATGAAGATGCTCAGTTAATGATTAGCCAAAGTGGTACATCTTCAATGATTGTAATAGACACATACGATGAATAGAGATTTAAAAGGTATTAGCAACCTCATAGAGGACATCACGAAAGATATTGATGGATTAGTATTGGACGGTGATTTATACGCCATAGAGGCTATCGTATTAGCTAAGAAGTTCGAGGGTGCTGCAAAGCATTTAAAAGATAGCTGGGAAGATGAGGCTCTAGTAGTTACTGAATCTTGGAAGGGTGAATCTTTCGCAGGATATACGGCAACACAAAAGGACGGATCAAGAAGGTACAGCTTCAAGCATCTGGATAAATGGAATGAAGTAAACGAGTACAAGAAAGATTTAGAATTAGCTTTTAAAAGCTCTTACTTGCAAGCACAAGAGGGAAACATTATAGTAGATGAAGACGGTGTTGTAGTTCCACAAGCTGAACCAATCAAAACAAAACAAAGTATTGTATTAACTAGAATTAAATAAGCTATTAATTAGCATATACCGAAAAGAAGGTTTATATTTGCATCAAACAAAACAACTAAACTATGAGAACACTACTTGAAAGATTGAAGCCCGAAGTTAGAGATAGATTAAATTTATCTTATAAGGATTATCCTACTACTTGTGGGGAGTTAGAAAGCTCTATGAATGTAAGCGTATCTTTTATTCAGCTAACAATGAACGAATGTTTAAACTTACTTAACATGACATCAAAAAACCCATTATCATTCGAAAATGTTGAATCTTTATTTGAATCAAACTAACATGGGAAAGCTAAAAGAATTATTTTTAAGAGGTCAAGCTGATGTAATGAGTGTTGACGATATGAGAATCGAGCAGATGAACAACGAGTATGCAAGACATTGCGAGTTATCTCAAGAATGGAATGCAGGAGAGCGTTCACCTGTAACACGATCAATCCTAGAATGGGAACATTTAGGACAACCTGTAAGAACTAGACACGATGGATAGAGGAAAGATAGCAGAGTTATACAAGAAGTATGACCTAGCAAAAGAGGACATCTACAAGCACCAACATTACCTTATAATCTCAAGGTCTGGAATCGACAAAATACAAGCGATAGAAGGTATCAAGATAGCTTATGAAGTTATCAAATGTGAAACAAATTTCTGTGTCATTAAGGCAACGACTAAGGATTTAGAAACTTTCGGAAGTGCCATCAAAGGAGTTTCATTTAAAGACGGTAACACCAACTCTTGGTACGTTATGGAGATGGCAGAAAAGAGAGCCATGAGTAGGATAGTATTAAAGGTTTGTGGATTCTATGAACTAGGTGTATTTGGTGAAGATGAGAGTGAAGACTTTAAACGCAAATAACATGAACGAAAAAGGAAGAGGCTGGATACCTCAAACAAAACTACAAGTGTTATTCTTTAGCACTTACACAACGAAGAAAGCAGCAAGTGTAAACATGGGGGTTACAGTTACAACCCTCCGCTTGTTGTTTGGTAGAGAAGATAGATTCACTTACAGCCAACTTAAACAACTATCAAAAGATAGTGATGTAAAACTAACAGACATAATCAAACTAATATGAAAGATCAATATTTTGAAAAGCTAATTACGCATTCAGCAAAGATAAACAAAACATTTGCAGGTGCTTTACTAGATAAGGGAAGACAACAGTTTGACGTTGAGTCAAGAAATATGTGTTACAATGTATTAAGAAAATTGAATTGGAGTTTGCCGGACATTGGCAATAGATTCAATAGAGGTCATGCTACTGTTATACACGGGATTAAGAACCATGATATTGCTTATGCGAGAGGTGGGTACTATATGAACAACTATGATGACTTAGTCATAAGAATGGCTGACAATACAGAGATGGAAAAGATTGAAAACACTAACTACATCGAAAAGAATAGAATCAAGTTCG